TAATAACACTTTGTCGGCTGGTCAACGGGCTTTAGCAAATGAATTAAAAGGCGTAACTTTAACCATTGAAACTGATAGTTGGATTGTTGACGGTAAAATGTTAGAGCCAAATAATACAATTACGATTATTGCTCCAGAGCTGTATATTTACAGAAAAGAAACATTTTTTATTGAATCAATAAATTATGAGGGCAATGAAAAACAAACAATCGCAACGTTAAATTGTGTTTTGCCAGAGGTTTACAACGGGAAAAAACCGATTTCAATATTTAGAGAAATTAATTTACATGCATTAGACGAATGATAAATGTAACAAAGACGATATCGACAAGTATAAAAAACGCCGTTCGTTTTGTGAAATTCCTACGAATGGGAAAATCTGACGTTCAGGAATGCAGGCAAGCTAGTCCATTTGGAATAGATTCAGCACCAACAAAAGACATGGCAGCAATTTACGCAAAAACTGGCGAAGTTGGAAAACCTGTAATTATTGGTTATATTAACAAAAATCAAATTGCAGAAGATGGAGAATTTAGGATATTTTCAACTGATTCTGACGGCGGCGTTCAGTTTTATATTCATCTTAAAAACGACGGGACAGCGGAAATCGGAGGCGATACCGACAATATGGTTCGATTTCAGGAGTTAGAAACAGGATTTAATGATCTTAAAACAGATTTCAATAATCTTGTAACTGCTTATAATTTGCATATTCATCCATCTAGCAGTGGCACAACCTCACCAACTGCAACACAAGGGACTTCTTCAACTGCTGATATTTCAGGCTCTAAAATTGATGAAATAAAAACTTTATAAAAATTTATGTAACTTTGACAACATGAACAACGGAATTTTATTTTTTAAAACAGACACTTATAATTTAACGGCCGCACAAATACAGGCACGTATAGCTCAAATTGATGCGATAACAGACGAGCTGTATAACACGGCGTTAGTGATTGTTACTGGTGGTGAAATTGCCGAATATGATTTAGACACGGGTCAGTCAAAGCAAAAAGTTGTGTATAGAACTCAATCTGAAATTTACAACGCGATTGATTTTTACGATAAATTTCGCGGGCGCTTACAGGCTAAATTAACTCCTGGCGTTGTTCGATTAATGGATTCAAAAAATATACGATAATGAAAATACTAGGCTTTCAAGTGCCATATACGGCTGGCAATATAGTTGAAAAAGTTGAAAATAACACTCCAATTTTAACCGAAACAACGGCGGAATTTCAAGCAAATTTTGAACCAACTGGAAGTTGGGGGCGCTCTTATGTGAAATCATTTGATGGTGAAAAGAACTTTGGAGAAGTCGGACCGATAATTGATTATAGAGTTGATTATGCTGGTTTACGACATAGAAGCTGGCAAGCCTATTTAACATCAGATATTGCAAAAACAATTTTGGATCGTTTTACAATTTGGATAGTTGGCCAAGGTTTAAAATTAGAGGCAAACCCAAAGAAAAAACTATTAAATTCCGTTGGTGTTGATTTTCAAAACGTCGAGGATTTTAACGAAATAATTGAGTCTCGTTTTAATGTTTGGGCAAAATCAAATGATTCGTCTTATGATGGAAATACCTCATTTAATGAGCTTTCAAACGAGGGATTTAAAAATAGTAAAGTTGGGGGTGATGTTGTTGGTGTTTTGAGATATTCAAAAGGTCAATTAACAACTCAATTAATTGACGGCGCTCATTTAGGTACGCCATTAGGAAATAAAGGAGCGAAAGACGGGAATAGAATTATAAACGGCATTGAGGTTAATGATAAGGGCGGACACGTCGCTTATCACATTCATAAATCACTAAACGAGTATCAAAGAATCGAATGTTATAATAAAACAGCAAAATTAAAACAGGCGTTTATTATTTACGGTTCAAAATACAGGCTTGACGACAATAGGGGGCTTCCAATAATTTCAACGTCTATTGAATCGTTAAAGAAAATTGAACGCTACAAAGAGGCTACACTAGGAAATGCTGAAGAGGTTGCGAAAGTAGCTTATCAAATTGTTCATCAAGCGTTTTCAGATGAATCTACACCGTTTAAAGATCAAATCTCAAAAATGAGTGGATCAAACGGTACGGGACAAGACGCATACCCAGTTGATGCGGTTGGTAATGCAATGGCGAATAGCGTTGCGGCGACAACAAATAAACAAGCATTGAACATGACTAGGGGTTCAAAAGTAGAACCTTTAAATCATGGAAATGGTCAATTGTCATTTAAGGAGTTTTACGACACGAACGCAAATATTATTTGCTCGTCAATTGGAATCCCGCCAAATGTAGCTTTTTCATTATACAACGATTCATTTAGTGCGTCAAGAGCGGCGACAAAAGACTGGGAACACACAATTAGTTATGAGCGTGACGGGTTTACAAATCAATTTTATTCGCATGTTTACGCTTTCTTTTTGCATGTGCAAGTTATTGAGGGGCTTGTTACTTTGCCAGGATACTTGCAAGCACACAAAGAAGATAACTATTTGGTTTTAGACTCATATAGGAGCTGCCGATTTACTGGACCAATGTTTCCGCATATTGATCCACTCAAAGAGGTTAAAGCTGAGCGCGCTAAATTGGGTCCATTAGCTGGAAATATGCCATTAACGACCGTTGAGAAATCAACCGAGGTTTTATATGGAGGAAATTCACGTTCTAATTTCGAACAATTTGGTAGGGAAATGACAGATGCAAAAGATAACGGAATAGAAGAGGAAATAATTGAGCCAATTGAGCCGATTAAACCAGTTAAGGAAAAATAATTTTAAACCCTTGGATGTTATTATTTGAGGGTTTATTTATATTTCACTCCAATTTTATCGGATAATCATAAATCGCACAATCTAATTTTTGACGGATCAATTGCTCAACGGTTAAACCTTTATTGGTTGCAATTCGAATTAATTTAAAAAACACTTCATCCGAAACGCCACTTAATAAAATTTCTTTAGTTGATCCTGAAACATCTCTATTTAAAAACTTTTTATTTTCCTCAATTATCTCATCCAACAATGGGCGTACAAAATCTGGCGACCTGGTTTCCTCGTTTTTTAGTATTAAAAACAATTTATGATGTATATTTTTCGGAACTTTTCTTAAACGAATTGATTTCATAACGGTAAATATAACATTTTCTTACCAAAATTGGGTAATTATTGAGAAACTATTAATAATTACCTATATTTTTGAAGCAATGAACGAATTTTTAATATACGGTCAAATCAATAGTTATACCTCGTCGGAGTTTATCACATCGATGAACGAAGCTGATGGTGATATTACTGTACGTATTAATTCTGGCGGCGGTGAACCTGACTATGGTTGGGGTATGGTTGCTAAATTTAAGGAATACGAGGGTAATAAAACCGTTAAGATTGACGGTAAGGCCTATTCAATGGGTGCTTATATAGCAATGTATGCAGATAATGTTGAAGCATTAGATGTTTCAACATTTATGGTACATCGTGCAGCTTATGACTCATGGTTTGAAAGCTCGGAATACTTTACAGCTGAATTGAAAGCGAATTTAGGAAATATCAACAAGTCTTTAGAGGCGGCATTTAGAGCGAGAGTTGACGTTGAAAAATTTGAAACTTTAAAAGATGTTAAGGTTAAGGATATTTTCTCAATGGATGATAGAATAGACGTTTTTCTAACTGCTAAAGAAGCAAAGAAAATAGGTTTAGTTTCTAAGATAATTAAAATCACTCCAAGTAAGGCTGCTGAAATTAACTCACACGTTAAAATAGCGGCTTCAACGGATTCAGATTTAACGGTTGAGGCTCCAGAACAAAAGCCTACAAAACAAGATATTCAAACACAAACAAATACAAAAATGAATAAATCAGAGTTAAGAGAAAAGCACCCTGAGCTATTCGCTGAAATCGTTGGATTAGGCGTTGAGCAAGAACAAGAGAGAGTTTCCGCTTGGGCAAAATGGAACGAAATTGATCCTGCTTTAGCAATGAAAGGAATTGAAGGAAAAGAAGATATTAAGGCTTCTGATATTTCAGAATTTCAAGTTGCTGCATTAAGAGCACTTCAAAAGAAAGGCATTGAAGCTGATTCCACAGAGGATGTAAAATTAGATGCTGACGGTAAAGCTATACCAGCTTCAGAACTTTCAGCGTCGGAAAAATTAGAGGCTCAAATGAATGCTGATTTAACTGAGCGTGGTTTATTAACTTCAAAATCTTAAGAAAATGGGAGCAACAAATGTAAATCAAACAGATAGTCAACTTCATGTTGACTATGATGTAGCAAAAATATTTTTAGGTGAAAATCGTTACGCAACAGGGACGTACACAAATGGTACAGGTTCAGCGGTAACGCTTGCAGCAGGAACACTTTTAGGACGTGTTTCGGCAGATGAATTGTTATTGCCACTAGCTTCAGGAGCAACGGATGATTCAAATATTCCATTAGGTATATTGTCGCATACAGTAACGGTAGCTGATGGAGCAAGCGCAACCTTAACTTTTGCCGTTGAAGGTGATATTGCACAAGAGAAAGTTATTTTCCAAGGCTCGGATGACTATGCAACAGTAGTTGCGGACAGAACTTTGAGAGATAGAATTGGAGCTGACACAGTAGGAATCAAACTCGTTAGCACGACTGAGAATACTGCTTTCGATAATCAATAAAAAGTAGAAAAAATGAAAAATTTAATTTCAATAATTTTAGCCGTTATATTAGTAGCTCCATTTGCGGGCCCTTACACGGCGGAGGTGACCATTGGGTTGGTTGGATTAAGCGCATTAGCGTATCAATTTGCACCCTCAGGAGTGCTATTTAACATCCCTTTAGTGGACGCGCGTGGTTTATTTACCAAATCATTAGTTTCAGTTTATCGTGAAAAAATTTCGGTAACATCTTTTTTACGTTCGTTTTTCGAGCCTATTGAAGTAATGACTAAAGAAGTTTCAATAGCGGTTCAAAGAGGCACGGAAAAGGTAGCAGTTGATGTTGTAACTTACTCTGACGGTAATCGAAATTCATTCGACAAATCAAGTGAGAAGATATTTATACCGCCTTTTTACCATGAATATTTGACGGCAAACGACCATCGTTTATACGATCAAGTTGTTACGGCGTTGAGTCAAGGGAACACAACGTTTTTTGCTGAAATGACAGCGGAACTTGCCGAGGACTTAATGACACTTCAAAATAAAATTGAGCGTGCTGTTGAGGTGCAATGTTCACAAGTTTTGCAAACGGGTGTTTTAACACTTAATAGTAAAACGGATATTGATTTTAATAGAAAAGCGGCTTCAATTGTAGCGTACAATATAGCGAATGATTTTAGTGTTGGAACTGTTGATCCTCGAATTGTACTCGAAAATGGATGTAATTTTATAAGACAACAAGGTAAATCACAGGGAGGGACTTATAATGCTATACTAGGTAGTGAGGCATTAAATGAGCTTATCAATAACACTTTGATTAAAGAAAGTCAAGACCTTAGAAATGTAGATTTGGGTACAATTAGAGAGCCTCAACGAAATTCAGTTGGCGGAACACTTCACGGTCAATTGTCTTGCGGGTCTTACAAGGTGAATCTATGGACTTACCCAGAATTTTACGACAACGCGTCAGGAACATCAACGTCTTATATTGACGCTAAAAAAGTGATTTTACTTCCAGAAAATCCTAAATTCAAATTGGTTTCCGCGGCTGTTCCTCAACTTATTGAAGATGGACGAGTGCCACAAAATGGCGCTTACTTGGTTCAAGAGTTTATGGACCGCAAAAAAACGGCGCATGAAGTACACATTAAATCGGCACAAGTTGTTATACCAGTAGCAATTGACCAGATTTATACAATCACAGTACTTGATTAGTAGTAATTAAATAGAGGGTTGAAATATACCCTCTATTTTTAAAACAGTAGCAGCATGAAATATTACGAAGTATTAAAAGGAAATGTAGGTGGTTTTGGAAACAAAACTCATAAAAAAGGTAGCACAGTAACGGATGCGATGTTTCCAAATGGAAACGCAAAAACATTGGAAACAATGGGGTTTTTGAAATGTGTTAAGGCGCCGAAACCAGTTAAGGAAATTAAAGAGTCCAAGAAATCCGAAAAGGTTGAGCCAGTTAAGGAGGTTGAAAAGATTGCAGAAGATGATAAAACCGATTCAACCGCTATTTTTATAACCGCTGACGGTGTTGAAGTCAACGAGCTTGACGATTGTAACAAACAAGAAATTATGGATGAATTGAAATCAAAAGAAATTGATTTCGATCCAGCCGATAAGAAACAAATTTTATTTGAGTTGCTAAAAGCTTAAAGATTTTTCATAAATAGTTGTTTTTTTTTAAGCCGCGCTGATTAATCGGTGCGGCTTTTTTTATACCTTATATATATGTCATTAACAGAACGCGCTAAAATGGATATGCAATCAATAACTTCTAATACTAGATATTGGGGTGTAACAGCCACATTAACAGATTTGACGGGCGAAACGGCAACGGTTGTAGTTTTACACACGCGACATAACACGGCATACACTCCAGAGGGTGAGCTTGTGAATGTTCCAACGGCATCGGTCGCAATTTCGGATGTAAAAGTTTTGGAGGCGAATCCAGATTATTCATATCTAAATTCGAGCGGTGAAATTACATACATGGGACACTCATTAAATGTTGCTG